TTCAAGTAACATGAAATTCAAGGATCTACGCTCTAAGTTGAATGAGGATAAGGCACTCAGGAATGAAGTGATTCCTGCGCCTATGCTCGTTCTGCGTAGAAAGGGTATCCGTATCTTCCCTGATGGAAAGCATGTTGCACTTTACACAAATGATAAATATAACCTAGTCTTCACGATTCCCTACGGTGGAAGCGCAGATGAAGAGCCAGTTGTAACGGGGACACCTGACAATGGATAACCTATTAGAACTGTTGAACCAAATCACGGAAGCCAAGCTAGAAGCCCTGAAAGCGGCAGTAGCATTGGAACTGAGCGAAGGTAACTTCAAGATCGTCAGGGCGCGTGTGCGCGGCGGCAAGATTCAGAGAAAGAAGAAAGTCTCGACTCGCCCCGGCTACACGATTCGTGGCGGTAAGCTTGTGCGCATGTCCACCAAAGAACGCCAGAAGCGTAAGATGGGTGCACGCAAGGGCAAGGTCAAGCGTAAGGCAAAAGCGGCACGTTCGCTGATCAAGCGCAAGCGTTCGATGAGAAAGAGACAATCCCTAGGGGTATAACGAGAATGAAACTCATAGTAGAAACAATTCAGGACGTAAAGGTACTGACCGAAGACAAGAACGGTGTCAAGAGCCTTTTCATCACTGGTCCGTTCCTCGTAGGCGAGCAGAAGAACCGTAACGGTCGCGTCTACTCTCGCTCCATCCTAGAGCGCGAAGTCAAGCGTTACAACGAAGAGTATATCTCTAAGAACAGAGCATTCGGTGAGTTGGGTCATCCTGACTCTCCATCAATCAATCTGGACCGTGTTTCACACCTGATCGTCAATATGCGACAGGAAGGTGCACAGTTCATTGGCAAGGCTAAGATCCTTGAGACTCCTATGGGCAAGATTGCCAAGAGTCTTCTGGAAGGCGGCGCGAGCCTAGGCGTGTCCTCACGCGGCATGGGTTCCCTCAAGGAAGTCAATGGCGTGAACATGGTTCAAGATGACTATTATCTTGCTACAGCAGCAGATATCGTGGCTGACCCATCGGCTCCCGGTGCCTTTGTCCAAGGCATTATGGAGGGTAAGGAATGGGTGTGGGACAACGGAATCGTCCGTGAGGTCGATGTTGTCCAGATGTATGATGAGATCCGCAACGCAAAGTCCCGACAGATCGAAGATATCTCTTTGAGAATCTTTGAGAATTTCTTGTCAAAACTTTGAGTTTACTAAATAGCAATACCCTAACAGGAGTTAGAACATGAGCAAGTCCCTATCTGAATCTGCTGCCGAAATCCTAGCAACGTCCCTTGGCTCTGCCAAGAAAGACCCTATGGTTGCCGGTCCCGGCGCAGGAGCCGAAGACCTAGGTGGTCAAACACCTACCACTGAGCCAGAAACTCAGGGTCCAAAGGTTTCCGCAAAGGCAAAAGAAGCCGTCACTCCGAAGGAAGGACAGCCCCTATCTGCTAAGGCAGTTAAGGAAGAAGAGTCTTCTGAGGAAGACCTCCCTGAACTGACCGAAGAAGAAATCGACGCATACCTCGACTCGCTATCCGAAGAAGAGCTAGCAGAACTTGCTGCCCTTTCGGAAGGCGAAGAATCGTCCGAAGAAGTCGTTGCCGAAGAAAAGAAGTGCAGCGATGAAGAAGACGAAGATGAAGACGAGGATGAAGACGAAGACAAGGAAGACAAGAAGGAAGTGAAGGAAGAGGCTGAACTGACGGCAGAAGAAGTCGCAGCAGCACGTACCGAAGCTCTCAAGGCTCTAGTCTCCGAGAACATGGGTTCTTGCGCACAGGATATCGACGCACTATTCAGTGGCGAGAACCTTTCCGAAGAATTCAAGACCAAGGCTACGACCATTTTCGAAGCTGCTGTGCGCTCCCGCGTAGAAGCAATTGTCGAGAAGGTTTCGGCTGAGAACGAAGCAATCATGGAATCCACTGTCGGTGAGCTAGAAGCTCAGATGACCTCACAGGTAGATGAGTATCTCAACTACGTGGTCGAGCAGTGGATGGAAGACAACAAACTAGCCGTTGAAACCGGTCTGCGTACTGAAATCGCAGAAGACTTCATGGCAGGACTCAAGAACCTGTTCACGGAACACTACATCGAAGTTCCAGAAGACAAGGCAAATCTTGTTGAAGAGCTAGCAGCACAGGTTGCAGCCGCACAGGAAGCTTTGACTGAACAGGTCAAGAAGTCCGAAGAATTGACCAAGGCTCTTAACGAGTCTAAGTCTCAGGAAATCCTACGCGCAACATGCGCAGGACTTTCTGAAGTACAGGTCGCAAAGATCAAGTCGCTCGCAGAGGGCGTTGAGTTCACCACAGAGGGTGAGTATTCGCAAAAGCTCGCAGTGATTCGCGAGAATTACTTCCCATCGGGTAAGAAGGTAAGTGAAGCACCTAGCACTCTCGTAGAGACTGCTGCCCAAGAAGTAAGCCCTGTAATGGATCGCTATGTATCAGCAATCAGCAAGCAGCTTCCAAAATAAGCGATTTGCTAAATAACAACACCTCTAACGGAGAAATCAAATGTATCTATCAGAAACTTTCGTTACTAAGTGGGCACCGGTCCTAGACCACCCTGAACTTAGTGCCATCAAAGACCCATACAAGAAGGCTGTCACGGCTGTCATCCTTGAGAACCAAGAGAAGGCAATGCGTGAAGAAGCATCGGCGTTTGGCAACATGTTCGAAGCCGTGCCTAACAGCGTTGGCGACGGCTTGGGCGGCGTTAACGGCGCAGGCAACATCAAGGGCTTCGACCCAATCCTAATCGGTTTGGTCCGTCGCGCACTTCCTAACCTAATGGCGTATGACGTTTGCGGCGTTCAGCCAATGACGGGTCCAACCGGACTGATCTTCGCTATGCAGGCTAAGTACGCTAACACCGGCAACGGTTGGCTCAACAATGCACCAGAAGCTTTCTTCAACGAAGCTAACACTGCATGGTCGGGCAACGGCGCACACGGCGCAGGCTTCCTAACCACGACTGGTATGGGTAATGCCAACACCAACTCGGCTAACTTGACTGCATACGCAAACACCACGCTCGCAAACACCGGTAACGGTATGTCCACGGCGTATGGTGAAGACCTCGGCACCGGCATGGCACAGATGGGCTTCTCCATCGAACGTGTCAGCGTTGTTGCTAAGACTCGCGCACTCAAGGCTGAATACACGCTTGAACTCGCACAGGACTTGAAGGCAATTCACGGTCTTGACGCAGAAGCAGAACTCAGCAACATCCTGTCCACCGAAATCCTTGCAGAAATCAACCGCGAAGTCATTCGCTCGATCTACGCAGTGGCAAACATCGGCTACACTGGCATCACGACTCCTACCTTCAACCTTGCATCGACTTCGGATACGTCCGGTCGTTGGTCGGTTGAAAAGTTCAAGGGTCTGTTGTTCGCCATTGAGCGTGGTTGCAACAAGATTGCGAAGGACACGCGCCGTGGTAAGGGTAACATCCTGATCGTATCGTCTGACGTTGCTTCGGCACTGTCGATGACCGGTCTGTTGGACTACAACAGTGGTCTAGTCAATAACACCAACCTAGCGGTTGACGACACTGGCAACACCTTCGCAGGTACGCTATTCGGTCGCCTCAAGGTCTACGTAGACCCATATTCGATCACTGGATCGGACTACGTGGTTATCGGCTATAAGGGTCCAACCCCTTATGACGCAGGACTGTTCTACTGCCCATACGTTCCGCTACAGATGGTTCGCGCTATCAACCCTGATACGTTCCAGCCTAAGATTGGTTTCAAGACCCGTTACGGTCTAGTCTCCAACCCATTCGGCACCTCGCAGCAGGGCGCAGAAACGACCGTCGCAGGCACGTTGACTGCCCACACGAACACCTACTACCGGAAATTCTCGGTCGTCAACCTAATCGGTTGATCGTAGGTGAGACAAAAATAACGAGGGAGCAATCCCAAGTGACTCAGGGGCGGATGGAAACATCCGCCCCTTTTTGTTGTGCCTAAATAGGGTATGACTCTACCCAAACAAGGTATGCATCCATGGGCGCACTAGAACGCAATCCCTCTAATCGTGATATCCTGCAAAGCACGAAGTTTAAGCTCAACTTCACGCGCCTGCCGGGACTCACGTTCTTCTGCCAGACCGCGAACCTTCCCGGTATCTCGCTGTCGGAAGTCATGCGCAATACGCCATTCGTAGACCTGTACGTTCCCGGCGAGAAAGCCATTTATGACACTCTGAACGTGACCATGCTCGTAGACGAGGATCTGCGCGATTGGGAAGCCATTCATGACTGGATTAGAGCTATGACGTTCCCCAAGGAATTCGAAGAGTATGCGGCAATGAAGACTCAGTTCCGCGATGTGGTCGCTCGCGGTGCTGCCGGTAAGCTGCCACCACAGTACACCGACGCATCCATGACGGTATTCACTAATAAGAATAACCCTAACTTCCGCATTCACTACAAAGACTTATTCCCCACAACTCTAGGTGGAATTCAATTT